CGGGTAAGGAATCTATTCCAAACCCTAGGAAAAGCGGCTCGCGGTCGCGACCTCGTGAAAATCTGACACAAAAACGCAGTTTTTCAAAAAGGGGCGGGAAATCCTGACGAGCTCAGGAAAAACAAATGAGCAACGAGCCCCAACGACTGACGAACAAACAGATCGCCGCGCATTTCGGATTTACGACTGCACGGGCGGCGGCGCTCATCCGTGAAGGAATGCCGGTGACTTCTCTGGCGGAGGCGGAGGCCTGGCGTCATACGAGATTGCTTCGCGGTCAGCGTGGCGGCGTCGAGCAACGCGCGGCCCCGACGGTGAATCCTGCGGACGTGACTCCGGATGACGACTTCGACGAGACGGTCGAGCGGCATCGTGAACTGAAGGAGGCGGCGCGTATGGCCTACATGGCGGCGCGTGACTCGGGCGACCCTCACTCGAACAAACTCTACATGACTTACCAGAACGTCCTGAAGACGCTGGTTCAGATCGAGCGGGAAGCGCTGGCCCGTCGCATCGAGTCCAAGGAGCTGATCAGGACGGCCGAGGCCATGGAGCGGTTCGGCCGCGTCATCGGCGAAATCAAGGGCGACTTGCTGGGGCTTGCCAATTCGGTCGCCAGTCAGGCGAACCCCGACAACCAGGGGAAGGCGTTCAAGGTCATCGACGAGAAGGTAAACGCCTTGCTGAAGAAGTGGTCCAACTCCGCCGGCATGGTCATCTCGGAGATGACGGAACAGACGGTCAACACCAAGGGGGCGGACCTTGAAGCGTTCGGGGAAGAGGAATGAGGGCGGAACACTTCGAGCGGGACATCAGGCGCATCCTCGAACCGAACCCGTACCGGAAGCCCGTCGACTTCCTGGAGCGGTTCCTGACCCGCATTCCGTACTCGGCCAAGGCGAGCGGGGGCTTCTCCATCGCTTCGGCTCCTTGGCTGCGCGAACCGCTCGAGGCCATCTTCGACCCCGAGGTGCAAGAGATCGGGGTGCTCGGGGCCGTGCAGCTGGGGAAGTCCCTTCTGATCGAAGGCGCGTCCTGCATCATCCCCGTGAACGACCCAGGGCCGACACTGATCCTGCAGGACATCGACCGCAACGCCTCGGACTACCTCGAAAGCCGACTGTCCAAACTGTGGCGCTTGTGCGAGCCCACGCGGGAACAACTGACCGACGGCGTCCCCAAGGATGGGGTCATCAATTTCAGGTCAAACCCTTGCTGGGTCTTGGGGGCGAAGAACGACTCCAACCTTCACGGCCGTTCCATCCGCTACCTGTTCGGCGACGAGGTCTGGCGCTGGAACGAGGGAGCCATCGCAAGGTCTGAGCGCCGTGTGTCCGCGAACAAGGCTCGGTCGAAGATTGTCTTCGTCTCGCAGGGCGGCCTCGAGGGGTCGGAATGGGATTTCTGGTGGCGTGGAACCGATCAACGCAGCTGGACGTGGAAATGCCCGGACTGCGGGACGGCTCAGGCCTACGACTTCGCCCAGGTCATCTTCCCTCGGGAAGCGCGCAAGGCGACGGGCTGGGATTTAAAGCACGTCAGGAAGGGGACGACCTACCAATGCAAGGGTTGCAAGTGTCACTTCCCCGACAGCGTAAGCGTGAGGACCGAGTTGAACCTGGGCGGCGTCTATGTGCCGGCGAATCCCGACGCGGTCCGCCGTGGCTACAACTTCAATTCGTTCGTCGCCCAAGAGCTTGGTCTTTCGTGGGGCGAGCTGGCGGTCGAATATCTCGAGGCCAAACGCCACTTGGACGAGACGGGCGAGAATGGGAAGATTCGAGATTTCGCCATGCAGCGGGAAGCGCGTATGTTCAAGGAGCAAGCCGACGAAGTGCGAATCTCGGCCGGCTCTGGCAAGTACCGCATGGGCGAGGAATGGTCCGACGAAGGAGGATTCGTCATGGGCAAGCCTAAGACGGGAAGCGAGTTGTCGGAGGAGATCCGAAAGACTCCGGACTTCGTTAGGATGCGTTTCATGGGGGTCGACTTCCAGGCGTCGGGCTTCTTCTGGGTCGTCCGTCAATTCTCCGGCGACGGCCGCTCGCGGTTGTTCGGCTGCGGATACGTCATGAGCATTGCCGAGCTCGTCGAGATCGCGAAGCGGAACGAGGTCCACCCCGCCAACGTGTTCCTGGACTCAGGCTTCAAACCCGACGACGCGCTGATGGCCTGCGCCGCCCATGGATGGGTTGCGACCCGAGGCGACCAGAGAAACGAGTTCCCCTGGAAGGTCAGGACGCCGATGGGGAACAAGACGGAGATGCGGGCCTACTCCCCGCCGGTCGTCGAGTCGGTCGGCCAGAAACGATGCAAGCGCTTCTTCTTTTCTAACCTCCGCCTGAAGGATACCCTTTCGATGCTTATCCGCAAGGGGCGGCATACCTACCCCGAAGACGTACCCGAGGAATACATCAAACAGATGCAGTCGGAGAAGCGAGAGGTCAACGCGGGCAAGCCCGTCTGGGAGCAGATTGACCGCCGGGCGAACCACTTCTGGGATTGCGAGGTCATCATCACCCTCCCCGCGATGGCTTGGCGTCTGATCGGCAAGGCGGCCGATTTCGTCGACGACGACCAATCCCAAGTCGGTTCGGAAGATGGGACAACCTCGGTTTGACATCGTGCTGCCGACCATCAATTTCGGATCAGGCGTCGCGACGTTGCTCGGGCATGGGTTTTCTCGCGGCGCCTCGGGCGGGGCCATCGGCCTCGCCTGTTTCTTTGACTGCCGCGTTGACGCATGGCACGAGCGACCGGCTGTTTCCTCATCCTATCCCAAGCCCGCATCGAGCAGATTGCGGACAAGGCGGCCGAGCAACTGGCTGCTGGCCGAGTAATGATGAGTTACTCTGACTCCGGGACTTCCGTGTCGAAAGACTGGCCCATGGACGTCCAGACCGTCCTTGTGGAATGCCGCTACGCGCTACAGCTGAAGGACCCCCAGCAATATGGGGCCATCGACCGCGTCCGAGTCTATAACGGCCTTTGGAATTTCCGAGGCCTCTGAGTTTCCAATGGCTCCCAAGAAACCCTNNATCAAGAAACAGGTCCGCAAGGCGGTCCGTGACGTCAAGGCCTACGCCAAGCGCAAAGGCCTGAAGACGAAGTCCATGGGCGGAGGCGGCGGTGGCTCCGGCATCTTCTCACAGTTCGAGGGCGCGAAGTATTCCAACAAGCGCCAATGGGTGAACACCCCTTGGCCGGCGGACGCCAAGCGGACGATGACCACCTTCGACCGCCAGGAGCTGACGCGCAAGATGCGCTGGCTCGCGGTCAACGCCGGTCTGGTCCGCCAGATGATCTCGGACATGTGCCTTTACGCGGTCGGGGACGGTATCCGTCCGCAGGCCGCCACGGGCGACGAGGCCATTGACCGTCTGTATGACGAGTATTTCATGGATTGGGCTAACAGCCCCTGCGACATCACGGGCCGTTTCAATTTCTGGGAATGCCAGCAACTGATGAGCCGCCGCGTCGACATCGACGGCGAAATCTTCATCCTGAAGACTTACTCGAGCGACGGCCGCCCGAAAATCCAGCTCATCGAATCCCACCGAGTCGGCGCTTCCGCCGGCAACATGAGCGTACCCGAGAATTGCTGGGACGGCGTCTATTTCAACAAGTTCGGGGCGGTCGTCGGTTATTCCGTCATCCGATCTGACGGTACGACCAAGTACGTCCCCGCCAATTCCATCCTGCACGTCTACCATGCGGAATCGGCGACGGGCGCTCGGGCTTACAGCCCGATGCAGCATAGCATCAATAACTTGATTGATATTTTGGAAATCCTCTCGCTGGAGAAGGTCGCAATGAAAGTGCAGAGTGACGTGGTTCGTACGATCACCCGCGAGAACCCTCAATTCGACGGTTCGACCGCCGACTTCGAGGCCTTCGGCATGCGTCCGCAGGATTACCCTGGCAAGGTCTACCAGAACCCCGAAGAGGTCGGAGCGTTCATCGGCGGCAAGACCGTGGCCCTCGCCCCTGGCGAAGACCTCAAGATGGTCGAGTCGAACCGCATGGCTCCGAACACCCTCGGCGCTATCGAGTACCTCCAGCGCGACTCGGTCATGGGCGTCCTGCCCCCCGAGTTCGTCATCGAGCCCAACAAGGCCGGCGCGGCCATGCGTCTTGTCGTCGCCAAGGCCGAGCGATGCATCGGCGGCCGTCAGGACATGCTCAAGAGCAGGGCGAATAACCCGATCTGGGGTTACGTCATCGGTACGGCCATCGCCCGAGGCGAACTGCCTGTTCATGACAACTGGCACAGGGTCAACTGGCTCACGTCCCGCCGCGTCACCGTCGACGCCGGCCGAGAATCCGCCGCCAATCAGAAGGACGTCGAGATGGGACTCAAGACCATCAGCGATTCCTACGCGGAGATGGGGATGGACTACCGGCAGGAGGTCCGCCGCCGTGCGGCCGATTACAAACTCATTCAGGACACGGCCAAGGAATTCGGCGTCCCTCCGTCCGCCTTGTTCGCTCCGGCCAACACCCCGCTTTCCGACATCAACGACGCCGCCAAGACCGCCGAAAAGGGCGGCTCGACCGCTTCCGATTATCAACCCCTTTTCGGCAACGAACCTACCTAAATTTTCCAAATGCGAAACCTTACGAACGACCTCAAGGCCCATCGGCCTGTCCTGATCCTTCCGGCCATCGCCAAGGCCTTCCTTGAGCGCTGCGCGTCGGTCGACATCCCCCTCGGCGCCAAGGCCTCCGACCTGGACGGCATGCTGACCGCCATGTTCGGCGAACGCCCCAAGCTCGAAGTCTTCCCTCCCTTCGCGATTGTCCCCGTCAAGGGCGTGATCGGCCGAGGCCTCTCCGACATCGAGAAGGCCTGCGGTTCCTGCGACATCGAAGACGTCGAGGAGATGCTGGAAGAGGCCGAGCGCAACGGCGCGGTCAAGACCATCATCCTCGACATCGACTCCCCGGGCGGAACGTCCGTCGGCGTCCCTGAACTGGCCAAGCGTATCCGCGAATGCAAGAAGCAGACCATCGCCTTTACCTCTGGCGACTGTTGCTCGGCCGCCTATTGGCTCGGATCGCAGGCTTCGGAATTCTACGCGACGCCTTCGAGCTCCGTCGGCTCGATTGGCTGCTACATCGCTTATCACGACATGAAGGCCGCCTTTGAAAGCGAAGGCGTCATCGTCGACGTCATCAAGGCCGGCTCCCTCAAGGGAACGGGCATCCCTGGCACGTCCCTCTCGACCGAACAGCGCGCCATGCTGCAGGAAGAGGTCGACGAGATTCATGGCGACTTCAAGGCCGACGTGCTTCTTGTCCGCGAGTTCGCATCCGAGGCGGACATGGACGGCCGTCAGTTCTCCGGCAAGAAGGCCGCCGAAATCGGCCTCGTCACTTCCCTGGTCAACGGCTTCGACGAGCTGATGGAAACCCTCGACGCGGCCGTTGCCGCCCAGATCGAGGCGGACGAAGCCAACGACGAAGGCTCGGGCTCCCCGTCCAACGTCTCCCCTGAGTCCGAAGACGAAGACGAGGAAGACGAAGGTCTTTCCCGAATGGCCCACGCCCGCGCGCTCGCTGGACTGAAAGGCGTTTACGCCATCAAGGACGGCATCGTGATCCGTTCCGAGAAGTCCCCCGAAGAGGAGGAAGACGACGGCACGGAAGCCAACCCTAAGAAGTCCAAGAAGTCCAAGAAGTCCGAAGACGAGCCCGGCGAAGAGGGCGAGGACGAAGAGAAGGACATGAAGTCCGAAGACGAAGAAAAGCCCGAGTCCGAGGAAGGCGAAGAAAAGCCTGAGTCCGAAGACGATGAGAAGAAGGACGAGCCCGAGTCTGACGAAGGCGAAGAAGACGACGAAGAAAAGGATGACACCGACCCCGTGGCCGAAGGCGATGAGGAGGAAAAGGAGCCTGATCCGAAGTCTTCCGAGAAGGCCGACGAAGAGGCCGAATCCGGCGACAAGGCCGTCGACACCGACTCCGACGAAAACAAGGAAGCGAAGAAAAACCGCAACCGCTCGCGAGGGGTCGCTTGACTGCCGCGTTCACTCAATTCCAAACCATGACGCTCGAACAGTCCCTCAAGGCGCTTAAGTCCGCCTTCACCAGCAAGGCCTCCGAGGCCGAGTCGTTTGCAAAGGAGCTCTCCGCCGCCAAGGCCAAGAGTGAAACCCTCGCCGCTGAGCTCGAAGGTCTGAAGGAAGTCGCCGCCAACGCGGCCGGCTTCGTCGCCGAACGTGACGCCGCCGTGGCCAAGGTCGCCGAACTGACCAAGGCCCTCGCCGAAGCCAACGCCGTCAAGGCCCAGGCTGTTTCCCAGATTGAGTCCGTCGGCAAGGTCGCCGCTAAGATCGCCGCTTCCGTCGGCGTGGCCCCCGCCGAAATCTCCCCTGCCGACGCCGTCTCCGAGTCCAGCAAGTCCGACGAGGAAATCTGGACCGAATACTGCGCCATCAAGGACTCCGCCCAGAAGGTCGCCTTCTACAACAAGAACCGCGCGCGCATCCTTGCGCATGTCGGCATCAAGTAATTTTCACCCCAAACTCTAACCCAACCTAATCCCACATGAGCAACTCCGTTCTCAATCAGGGCTTGGCCCCCCAGTTCGTCGCCGCCGAAACGCTGCGCACCCTGGTTCCGGTCCTCGCCCCCCTCAACAAGATCGCCACGACCGACTTCAGCGCTTACGTCGCTGAAAAGGGTCAGGTCGTCCACACCCGCTACGCCGGCGCCTTCACGGCCTCGACCTACGACCGTGCGACCGGCTTCGTCCCTGCCGACGCCGTCTCGAACGATGTCGCCGTGACGCTCGCCGACCACAAGTATGTCGCGACCGCCTTCACCGACACCGAAGTCGCCACGATTTCCCTCGACATGCTCCGCCGCGTGTTCATCGCCCCGATGGCCAACGCCACCGTGAAGTCGATGTTCGACGCCGTCCTGAGCCAGACGACCGCCTCCAACTACTCCGGCATCTTCTACACCGGCACGAAGGCCAACTTCAACCGCGTCGCCGTCGCCAATGGCGCGACCAACATGACCAAGGCGAACCTGCCGTTCTCCGACCGCGCCGTGCTCCTCAGCCCCGACGCCTTCGGCCAGCTGCTCCAGGACCCGTCCGTCGCCCAGTACCTCTCCATCGGTGACACCTCGGTGATCCGCGATGGCAAGGTCGGTCGTCTGCATGGCGTCGACATCTACGAATACAACGGCTTCGCTGCCGCCCCTGTCGGCCAGAACCTCAACGGCATCGCGTCCTGCCGCGAAGGCCACGTCATCGTGACCCGCGTCCCGTCCGCCCCGACCACCGGTGGTGGCGAGCAGATCACCGTCCAGGACCCGGACAGCGGCTTCGCCTTCTCGCTCCGCTCCTGGTACGACTGGACCAAGGGCCTCAGCAACCTCTCGGCTTCCTGGATCATCGGCAACTCCGTCGGCAATCCGAACGCCGCCCTCCGCGTCGTCATCACCGACCTCTAAGCCGAAAGGTTTAAGTCCAGACGACAAGACCCCCAGAGATGGGGGTCTTTCTTTTGGGCGGGGTCATAGACCCCTCTGGCTGGCCCTAGGAGGCGTTTTGACTGCCGCGTTGAGCCATGGGCCTATTCGATGCAGAATGGGCGGCAGACGCCGCCGAAATCCTTGCGGAGATTCCGAAGGCCGTTTCCGTCCATCTGGGTACGGGGGCCGACGTGGCCTTCAACGTCCTAATCAGCCCCCCGATGGTCCAGCAGGACCTCGAGACGGGCGGTTTCCTCAACTCGACCTCTTTTGACGTCAAGTTCCTGCGCTCGGATACCGATGCCCACCCTGGCGTCGTCGCCTTCGGCAGCCTGATCACGTACGCCGGCAAGCAGTACCGCGTCGTCGCCATCAACGACCGCCCCCCGTCGGCTTGGATCATCGTCCGCGTCCAGTCCAAGGGCGGACCGGCCTGACATGGGGACCACGGCCCGAAAGGGCGTCACGACCGACGCCTCGGCCCTTATGGCGCATCTTCACGACTATTCCATCGTGCTCGGGAAGGACATGGCGGACGTCATCCGCGAACAGGCCGTCCTCTTCTGTTCGGACATGGTCAGGTTTTCCCGCCCGTTCGCCGGCAAGTCCCCAGGCACGGGCAACACCAGCGACGCAAAGAAGGCCGGGGCCGACAACGTCGCCCGCTCCATCCGCAAAATCTTTCGCCCCGTCGAGCTCGCCGACAAGGAGCAGGTCGCGTCCCTCGGCCGATATGACGTCTTCAAGATGTGGGCGAAGCGCAAGGGCGAGACTATCCAAGGCAAAGGGAAGCAACTCCGTTGGGATGCCTTCCAGAAGAAGTTTTCCAAGGGTACGAATTACGCCTTCATCGGTCCTGGCGACCTCGGCGGCATGGCTCGAATCCATAACGCCAACCGAACCGACAACGGCCACGGCTCGCTGACCGCGTCGGCCCGTGGCTCGAAACACCCCTTCGCCATCGTGGCCAAGGATTCGGACATCAAGAAATACATCCGCCAAAAGCAGGAAGATGTCGGCATCCTGAAGTCCGCCTATTGGTTCGCCGCGAAGCGCATGAAGGGGCAGACCCCGAAAGGCCCGACTTGGGTTCAGCACCAGGAAGGCGCGCCCAACGCCATCGGCAAGGACGACGGCGACAAGCCAATGCATCCCGAGGTCATCGTCGGTAACCTGATTGGCAAGCGCGCCGGCAACGACCGCTTCGTCGCCTTGGCCGTCTCGTACCGTGCTTACGCGATGCGCGTGAAGATGGCCGCCGAGCTGAACAAGAAGAAGATTCCGCTCTGGCTTGCGACCGCAAAGGGCATGACCACGGGAACCTCAAAATATTTCTAAGCCAATGCCTACCCCTCGTTATTCCATCCGCACGATTACGGAACAGTCCGTCAAGGCCTGGTTCGATGCCAACGCCGCCCTTCTGCCCGGAACGCCGGTCGTCCTCGGACAGACCGACTCCGAGCGTTCGGTCCCGATCATCATCATCCATGCGGAGTCAGCCCGAGGAGCCAAGGACCTCGGCGCTTACTGGCTCGGCAACTTTGAGCTGACCGTGAAGATTTACGTCTACTCTTCCGCCGACGACGCGGCAACGAAGGGTCAGGCCTTGGAAGACCACCGCGCGCGCTGCGAGGCCGTTCAGGCAATCATGATGGACGTCCCCGGCCTGCAATCGTCTTGGACGCAGGGCAAACTCTACATGTCCAAGTTCGACGCGGACGACGAGGGCGTGGCCGACCGCCGATATGGCAACATCATGCAATACTCCCTGACGGCCGTATATCCTCCCGCCTGACCCGGCTTGACTGCCGCGTTCACTCAAACCTGACCACCCATGGCTCTCCCTCAAACTTACGGCGTCGAACACCAGTTCGGTCCCCTGGATGTCACCTCGTCTTTCATCACGATTCAGTCGGACAACCTGAAGCAGTCGACCGCTCTTTCGGTCGAGGTCAAGGACGCCCAAGGCCGCGTTGTCACCGTCCGCAAGGACGACCTCCGCGGAAACCTTAACTTCGTCGGCGTGCTCAAGCAAGGCGCCTCCGTCCCCGTGGCCGGCAATCAGATCACCTACGGCGGCGTTCAGTATATCATCGATGACGTCAGCAACGACGGCACGAACGAGTCCTTCCGCCGCGTCGGTCTGAACGTCACGAAGTACCAGGAGATCGCCTAATTTCCCGAAAGGGAAACCACCCGTGGAGAAAAGGTGGATCAAGGCGGCGACAATCCTGCAGCCCTCGATTGAGGTCTGCGGGCGTCGCCTTTTGCCTTTCTGCCTCCGCCACCGCGTGGCGCTGGAGGCCATCAACAGCCCGGTCCTAGACCCCAGCAGGCCCATGACGGCGAAGCACCTTGTCGCGGCCGTCAAGATTCTGTCCTCGTCCCGTCTCGACCAGGTCATCACCCCTCCGACCCTCCGCGAGAAATTCTGGGTCGCCCGCATGACCTACGGGGAAAGCATCCTTATCGCCGAGATGGGCAAACTGATTGCCTATCTGAACGAGCAGGCCTTCTGGCCGCGCTTCTGGGACAAGTCCGACAACAACAGCACGTCGAGCAAGGAAGGCATCCCTTGGCAGCTCGTCGTCGTCGCCTCCCTTGTCCGCAACGGCTGCACCCTCGAGGAAGCCTGGACGATGCCCGAGGCCGAGGCGATCTGGATGCACGTCGCCCACAGCACGGCCGCCGGCGCCAACGTGTCCGTCATGTCCGACACCGAATGGGAGGCTATCCAGAAATACAAGGCCGAGCAACGAGCTGGGCGGGAAAACTAATTTATGGGCGAAGACGTAAAAGTTAAATTCGGCGGGGATTTCTCCGACATTTCAAAAGGGGCGGCCGATGCGGTCACCAAGGCCAGCGGCGCGCTTGGCTCCTGGTGGGATGACTTCAACAAGTCGACGACCTCGAGCATCACCTCCGCCTTGGCCCTTTCCGCGATCTTCGGGAAGCTGACCGAAAGCATGTCCAACACCCTCAAGTACGCCAAGGGTATCGACGAGGCGTTCAAGCGGTTCGGCAACGGCGGCAGCTCGAAGGAGTTCCAGCTCGTCGCCCGCTACGGAGCGGAGGTCGGCGTTTCCATGGAGGCGGTCGGCCGCACGATGAATTATTTCCAGAAGGCGACCGAGGCGGCGTCCAAGGGAACCGGCAATCATCGCAACACCCTCCTTGCGCTCAAGTTCAGCGAAGAGGAAGTCCGCAAGGGCAACATCTCGGCCATCGAAGTCCTTCGCCGCATGGCGGACGAGTACGACCGGACCGGCCTCGAGGCCTTGTCTGCCCAGCGCGCCGTCCAGCTCTTCGGAACCCAGGGCGAACAACTTTCCGCGATCTACAAGAACGGAAAAATCAACATCGACGAGTTCACCAAGTCCGTAAAGGTCATGGGCGACCAGACCGTCGAGAACCTTGCCAAGACCGAGCGCCGCATCGAGCGCTTCAAGCGTACCATGACCGACGTCTTTGCCGGCCTTGTCGCGCAGATCGGCAAGGAAGGCTCCGAGAACCTTGGCGGGGCCGTGGTCATCGAAACCATGGGTCAGGTCGGCGAGACTGGCGGAACCGCTCAGCAGGAAGGTCGGTCCATCGGCGGCCAGATTTACAGCGAGCTTAAGGGTGACGAAGACGCCATCCGCGCGGCCATCGAAGCCCTCAAGGATTACGAGGCGGACGACTGGTTCGCCGACATGGACAAGGTCAACGCGGCTCAGGAAGCCATCAAGACGATCCAGATGCTCCAGAAGGCGGAGAACGAGAAGCCCAAGGAGCAGCGGGAAGGTCCGCCCTTGCTCCAGGCCGCCCGCGTCATGGCCGCTTCTTCGCTACAGTCCATCGGCGGCGGCGACGTCGGGTCCATCATGTCGGGAACCTATCAGACCTCGATGTTGGACGCGGCTACCAAGACGGCCGACAATACCAAGAAGATGGTGGACAATCAGGAAAACCGACCGTTGCCGAAACCGACGAACGTCGCTAAATAAAGCCATGCCTCCTCCCCTCCCCACGCGCAAGGATTACGGAAAGGACCTCATCCTTCTCGGCGAACGCCAGGCGACCGGCACGTTGACCGTCGACGCCTTCGGACTGGCTCAGGCTCAAATCACCTATGTGATTGATTCGGCCGCGTCCAACATCACGGACGTGATCGACAATATCTCGATGGGGTTCGATTACCCCGACGACGTGGGGTTCGAGATGAAGTCGTACAAGTACGCAATCACTTCGTCCGCCGGCGGCGTGGCCAATCTGGTCATCGACTTCATGGGCGTCGCCCGTGGCTCTGGTTATACGGACGCCCAGATTTCGGGCGTCTCGACGACCACGGCCCAGCCCATCGAGACTCACCCCAACTTTACGCTCGTCA